GTTAAAGTTCCCACATGCGCTTGTCTATGCACTGAAATTGTTAACAGCACAAGTTTTAGTTAATATAAAATAGTTGTTGACAAATTATTAGTAAAGTGCTATAATCTTCTTAGAAACAAGATAACAGGTTTTAAATGTTTCACATGAAACATAGAAAGGAGAATATTATGACATTACGGGACTTATTATTAGCATGTGGCAATCTGAAAAACGGTTCGCTAGTTATGATAACAGACATGACTAATAAGACTATCTATAAAGATACAGCGAGTGGCTGTTTTGAAAAAAATCCTGCATATATGAAAATGGAAGTAGATTATTTCAAAATCTTCTTCCACAAAAACAGCGATAAAATCATCTGCTTAATTTAAAAGAGGGGCTTATGCCCCTCTTACTAGTTAATAGGATTGTACATCAATAAAATGGTAGAAGGTTTAGTAGTCCACGTAATTGATGCCCCGCATGGTAATGGATAACTCTGCTCTGCCTTCATGTTAACAGTCGAGCCAGTAAACAAAAGTTTACAGTCATTCGAACCGTATACAATTACATTTGCAGACCGCCCCGTGCTGTTCACATATGGACTAGTTTCCGGTATTTCCACCGTACTAAGTGCCATCGGTGCATAATCAATTCCATGAAACGGACTGGCACTAACGATGTGGATGTGATTGTTATAACTGTTAGCTTCTTTTGTGAGCAAACCGCTATTCACAGCAATTTTTCCAGAATCCGCGCTGAATGTCTGTGCGTTGATGATACTGTTTTTCACATTCGCTCCGATAACAATATCTTTTCCCGTGTTCTGATAACAAGAAGCGTTTTCAACAATCGCCTGTGATATGTTGGCGGCAATAGTCAGACCGTTTCCGCCGTTGTTAAATATCGTGCAATTATACATTTTACACTCAGACTCCGCATAGATTCCGTCACCACCGTTGGATTCAGACACAACATTATCTAAATAGCAGTAATCTGTGATATAAATTCCCGTTTTCTGAATGGAGAAAATATGACTGTTGGAAAGAACCGTTCCGTTTGCTCTGTTCGCGTTACTTGCTTTTTTTACAATGTACAGACCTGAGACACAGTTGTGCCCGACTAGTTTGTCAATATAGCTGTCATGGGGTCCAAAAAACTGTGCAACATGTGACGTACAGTTCCCGATCGTTACATTTTCGATTACTGAGTGCATAACATTACCGTTCTCCGCGAACCCGTTCGAACTACCCCATTCGCTGTAGAACCCGTCGGTACATTTGCGAATATCAACGTTTGCAATGTGATATTTATAACCGTAAAGCGCAACACCGATCATACCACGGCTGTTTCCGTCAACGGTCAAGTCCTTAATTTCAAAAGAGGTGTCGCCGTTGATCGTGTCAGTGTTGTGATACAAGTCATAAGTTGCGGACTTAATAACAGCCACGGGCCCATTTCGATAAGCTTTTAAGATTGTGCCGTCCGTACTCTGTCCATACAGCCGAGCATCTGATGGAATAACGATTGATTCGTCAATGCGATAAATACCATTCGGCAGATAGCAACTACCTATGGTGCTTAACATTTTATTGATGACTACAGAAGAATCGTCAACTCCAGTGGGGTCCGCGCCCCATAACACTGCGTTATCCGTGTGTTCTTTGAACATGTTATACAGAAACTGTTCAAATTCACCAGTTTCTACCAGTTTTTCAATTTCGCGTTCAACAGCGGCATCAATGTTTGCATTGATACCATCGACGACAGACAGACAGTGTTTCATACGTTCAATAAGCCAGTCAAGGTTTAATTCGTGAAAATTAGTATACGGAAACTGATCAAATAATCCCATTTCACATTCTCCTTTCAATAAATCAGTAAACAGAAACGTTCTTTGAAATCATTGATAATAAAATCAATGATATTGAACATGGCGATTTCACGTTCCGCAGTAATCATATTCTGAGTTAACGTGATTCCGATGTTTCCGGTTTCTGTCTGTTCATGCGTTGTTTCACCCGTGTTGTTGTCAGATGTTTCACGTGAAACATTATTCGTTTCATCACCTGTATTCACAATCGTTTTTGTTCCGGAATTTGTTACTTTTCCGTTGCCAGTGAAATCTTCTGTGCTTTCTGTGCTGTTGTTTTCGCTTGCTGTGCTGTTTGTTTTCTCCCGGTTCTGAAAATCTGTGCTGTCATAGGCACTGACTTTTTCGGTTGTCTCATCACTTCCCGTACGGGTATTTGTACCCGTTCCGGTTGTTTTATTTGTTGTGTTGGTAGTTGATGTATATTCATCATTGGTTGTTCCATTGGCGTTGGTGGTTTTTGATCCTTTTTCCGTTTCTGTCTTCTTTCCGGTTGCGCTCTGCCGTTCCGTCCAGACAGATTTTCCGTCTTTGTTCCAGATAGGATTGTATTTATAGCAGATGGTGTTATACATTTTCTGCCACGCCAGTTTCTCTTTTGCAGACCAAATTTTGATGATGCGCTTTAATGCGTTAAAGTCTGAATACAAGATTTCAAACTCGGCGCATTCCACCAGCAGATTTTCCACTACGGTCCGAGGATCAATGATAACATCCGTGTAGTAAGAATCTGCATAGCCAGATGGGATACCATATCTGTTTGGTAAACTTTCGATCAGTCCATCCAAAAGGGATTCATCATAATTATACAGTCCTAACAGGCTCAACGTTGCCATCTTCTACACCTCCTTTGTAACGCCAGTCCACATCCAGTTTGATGCCGAACATCTCTCGCACTTTCTTGCAGGATTCTTTTAATTCTTCCAGCCAGAGGTCACACTTTGAACGTGTCTCCACCTTATTAGCGTTCACCTCATCTGTGATTAACCGTTCCTTTTTGTCCGTGTTGGCGTTCGGGATGCCCACATCCGTGCAGAACATAGCTTCGATTTTCCGCATATCCGAAAGCACTTGATCTGCAATGTAGTTCTGACCGACGTTCTGGTTGAACATCTGCCAGCTCGCCTGTCCGTCTTCCCGGAATAACTGTTTGTCAATGACAGCAGCTGCATTTCCCGCCGCAATCTGATCATACAGCTTTTTGAATGTTTCCGCCATAGCTTTGTTCTCGGCGGCAAAGACATAAGCAAGTTTACTGTTGACCAGATTCATTCCTACGGATTCCGCGCAGAGTGCGAGCATATCTGCATAATAGGTAACAATATCCATGATGCCGCCATAATCCGGCTGTAACCGAACCAGTTCACACTGCAATCCGATCCTGGGTTCTAGTGTCCCGGATAAAAGCGGGTTTGTGATGATAGCGTTAGTCGGCTGATAGAATACATCATATCCGCGCAGACCACAGGCCTGTGGGATCACTCCGTACCTGTCTGTGTTGACTACAGCGAAAAAGCCCCAGCAGTACAGCGTATAAAGGGTGTAGTTCTTCGACCATTCCGGCGGCATCTCCCATTTGAAAACGCTCATCGCTTTCTGTAAGAGATACCGCTGAAAATAAAGAGATAAGCTGGTATTCCGGCAATGCACGGTACTCGGTGAAATCACCGAGTTTGCCGCATTGATATAGTCCGCTGAAAAGGGTATGCCATTATACATTCTTTCTGTCCCTCCGTTTCTTTTTACTGAGAACCGCAATCAGAAATGTCGTGCCTGTTCCGGGTGTTGCCCCCGTGCTGAGGAAACGATAAATTAACACTGCGTTGTTATAACGCTCTGATTCGCTGAGGTAACGGTTACCTTTTGCCCAGGTCGTGATAGATGCATCATTCGCATGAGCGATGATATAGTCATAACAGTTCTGTGCATACTGCACACGGGCATCCCACGAGCTGTCATGAATCCCTTCCCAACCGATGTTCCATGCGTGGGTTAACGCCGCAATATCTGTGCTGTCACTGGTCAAAAATTCAGTCAGATTCTTATAGGCGGATGCTTCTTCCGTGCTGTACCACACATTTTCGTGAATCAGATAGTTCAGCTGTCCGACACCATCATCATCCGCATAGCCGTTGTTCATCAACCATTCATGCAATTTGTAAAGACGCCCATGCGTGTCACCTTCCGTATTTGTCCACTGACCAAGACCGAATCCAACCAGTAAGTCTGTAAATGAAGATTCGCGCAAGTCCTGCCAGATGCCGGGATTGATGCCGGATTCCTGCCAGAAATTACCGCAAATAGCGGCTACTACATAAGCACTGCTTCCTTTTGCCCCACTTGCACCACCGCCAAAACGGTGGCAAGTGTCCCAGGTAGCCGGATTGCTGTCTCCGGTGTTAATTGACACCTGTTCCCCCAGGGGATAGGTAGAACTGTGCGCACCCATCGTCCGCCGCCCATCATAGACCATTTCCGTATGGTTGCCGTATTGGTTGTTACGCACCAGAATGTCACCGGGTTTCCATGGATCGCCAACCGGGACACGGTTGAAACCTAAAGCATCCAACACACCAACCATGTCATAGGTGGTGAACGGCCAGCTTTGTCCGCCATGGGCGGCTACCACATCAAAACCGGATGCTAGAAGCGCATACCAGATAAAGGAACTGCAATCATAATAAGTGATTCCGTTCACGGTCTGCTGATTCCGGTAGGTCTGTGAATAGCCAACATTCTTTTTGTTGCAAGTGTCTATCGCCCACTGGTAAGACACCTGAATATTCCCTGCCATTAACGATACCTCGTGATGATAGGAAGAAGGTCATTTACACATTTCTGCACTTTGACCGGGTCGAAGCCATCTTCTTTTAACCGCTTGATGCGGTCTGACCCGTTCCCATAGTTGCCACCGATTACAAGAATAGCTACTGCCACGGTTGTCGGCAGTGAATACATTTTAATCTCACTCATAATAGAATCCTCCTTCTAAATATTCTTTTACTATTTGCTTTTCCGGTTCTGTAGCGGAAAAATTGATTGCTCCGTTTTCCACTTTTACATAGCCCGAGCAATCCGATATTTTCCGGTTCTGACAGAGCGGTTTTCCGTTATCTGCTACGTCAAACATAACTGATTCATAGTAGTTTCCGAAGAGAGTGGCTTTTCCGCCGAGCGAATCTGCCGCCATGCCGCTATTAGTGCCTGTGCTTTGTACGGACGCATTACTAGCGAACACGCTGGATGCGATGCTACTTGCGCTGAACTTCTGACCGATGCTACCGATTACACCGCCGAGGGAGTTTTTCGCCGCTTCGATCAACCCGCTTACACTACCCGTAGCGCTTTTCAGATTCAAACCTACGTTCGATAACTGCATCTGCACACCTACCTGTGCTTCACCATTGTACAGCACATCATTTGTTAATTTCGATGTAACAGTTAAGATTGCTTTTCCGCTCACAAAATCGTAGGTGATGTTACAACTAACTCCGGTTTTCCCGATTTTTGATGCATCCAATTGAACTGCACCCCACGGTTGCAAGTATAGATAGTAGTTTGCCCACGGTGTCCGGTAGAGATAAGTAATATCTTTGTTGTTGGTTCGGTCTGGTCTAGCTAAAGAAAACGGATAGTTCCGTGTGGTCTGTGATAATACGGACGCTTCAAGGTTTGATTTCCAGTAACCAAAGGCAATTGTCTTTTTGACTGGATCAACCGGAACGCCCGTTGGAAACCACATACATGAAACCACATATTGAAATGGGTCAATGAATGCTTTCGCAACGTCACCGGAAAAGTCTGTGATCTGATCCCATGATTGGATGTCTCCTAACATGTATGCACGGAAATCTGCCATTTCTTTTCCGGTCATAACATAGTAGGCAACTGCTCCATAGGCAGTGTCCAGATTATTCACAATGCCCACCACATAATAGCCGTTTGCCACGGTTGGATTCTCAATCCATCCATCCTCCAGGGTAAATTCTGTTTTTTGCGTGTCAATTTCGGTAGTTGCCGGATAGAGTAAATCCGTGATGGTGGGGTCTTGAAACGTTGCACAGCGTAAAATATAAGCGGTTGCGCTTCCAATTACCGATTTATACGTTGCCAGAACATCCTCTGACAAAACGATGCGCCAGACACCTTTCTCCCAAATTACATCCCGTACGAAATAGTAACGAGAGAAAGATGGAATGTAGGCGTAGTTATAAGCAGTCACGTCTTCAACCACTTCCAGTTCCGGTCTGATAATAGATGTGTAGTCTTTTAAGACGGCTTGTACAGTGAATCCCCCCTCAGCGGGGGGATTTTTTGTACTGTTAAGCCGTTTTGAGAATGTGTAAAGAGTAACTGATAATGCCATGTTTACTCCTTTCTGTTATGTCCATGCGAAACATTATTCGAGATAGAAGATAACCGCATTTTCTGTAAAGTCGTTCCAGTAGCGATCCGTAAAGTGCCAGAACTGGTTGTAATATCCACCACGCGCGTTAAAAGGGCTAGGTTTTGACCACTGATTCACGGTTGTGTAGCCAGCGGCTTCTTCGTCAAACAAAACGCCAAGCACGCTTGCCATGGAAATATTAGGCATATCAACTAACGTACCATCATTTTTCAATACACTAACATTAGCTTTCACTGCGGCTGACGAGAGTGGAGACTGCCAGTAATTAACAGTTTCAAAGTCAACCAGTTTCAGAAAATCCGGATTGAACACACTAGAATAGACTTCGGAGTTGATTTTGTTCACCAGATTTGAGTTGAGATAGAACTTCATTCGGTTTTTCGGTGTGTGGCGCAGAATCGTATAGTCTGTGAGCTGTGAACAAAACAGGCTATTTCTGTCTGTCATTAAATCAGCAATTGTATTGATTGACGAAAATGTAAACTTAATGAAACTTTCAAAATTTTCTGGTTTGAACACATCAGCAACAGTCAGAGATTTTCCACTTTCCTGATTGTAAAGTGCGAGGAGATTAACCGCTCGTTTCTGTCCTGTTGCTTTTGCCGTGCCTGCTTTGCCACTATCTGTTTCCATGGCGTAAATACCAGCGATCAAATTCCCGATTGTTGCACGGGCTGTTTCCTCGTGTGCCTGCTCGATCATATCAGATGAGTTCTGCATAACCATTGAAATGAATGATGCAAACTCATCCGGTGAGGAGAAAGCACAGTCTAACTGATCTTTGTATATCGTCACTGACTTCTGATAGACGTTTGCCCCGTAGAAGTTTGTCTGTAAAACTTTCGGTTTGTTCACCCGGTACTGATCAATAGACTCCCCGTCTACCAGCTTTAACCTGTCATCATCCTCAAAGGGCTTATCAATAGTCAGCAGTTTACGAACGTGGTTTCCGTACCGCTGGTTTGACACGTTCAAACCTTTGAACTTTCTGCTGTAGGGTCTTACAGAAAAGATTGTTCTGGATAGTACCTGTGAAATTGCTGTGGATAGCGGATCATATCCAGCTTCTAATCCTTTTTTCGCAACAGTAATAAAGGATGCAGTGTTAAGCGGTGCTAATGCTTTCTGCCCAGTAGCCTGTGCTACAATGTCTGACAACACGGTAGAAAGCTGATTAAAAGTTAAATCACTCGGCATTATTTTTCTCCTTTCGGGTTGATAATGGATGCTAAAATGTCATTCGTGGTTTCTGTCTGGTTTGCAGGCTGTGAGGAAAACAGCAACGCCTGTTTTTTCATGTCATCTCGCAGTCCCAGAAGGGCATCCAGAACCGGATCACCGGATGACTCGCTCTGCTGTACCGGAACGGTCTGCTGAACTGGTGCTGTCTGCTGAACCGGAACGGTCTGCTGAACTGGTGCTGTCTGCTGATCCGGAACGGTCTGCTGAATCGGTGCTGTCTGCTGAACCGGAACGGTCTGCTGAATCGGTGCTGTCTGCTGTAAACCTGCAAGCGCAACAATCTGCTCCCTTGTGAATCCGGCTCTTGCTAATGCTACAATGTCTTCCTGTTTCATTTTTCTTTTTCTCCTTTCAATGATTCTTCCAATCGGATGAGTGCCTGTGTGTTGTTGTTCAGCGCATCCGTGACTTTTTCCATTTCCGCTTTGTGATTGTCGGACTCTTTCATCATTCTCCAAAAGAGTACCCCGCAGCAAACGATTGGAAATCCTAACGTCTGCACCATAGTCATGATTGCGTTTGCGTCCATAGCCACCTCTTTCTTTCCCGGTTTGTTTAATAAAACAGGCGGTTGTATATACCGCCTGTTGAAAAAGGATTCCCGTCCCGAAACCTGGAACGTGCGCATCCTTCCGGGATTGGTTTCTACGCATCCTTTTCACTTCTGATTATAACACACATCCCGTTTTTAGACAATAGTTAAGTAAAACATTTTGTAAAAAGAACCTGTATGATATAATTTTCAAAAAATAGCGAACGTGATAGAAATGCGATCCATAGATAGCGATATTTTAAGCGAAAGCGTACTTTATCATTTTCGCTCATCGTATAGTTATCTTTAAATACACCAGACTTGAAGGGGGTCGCATAGTACTCCTGACGTGATTTATGCCGATAGATGTACATTTCGCCGGCATGGACTAACGGCTTGAATTCCTTGATATTTCTAGCACCGATGTTATCCGCTCTGTCTTTCGTGAATACGTTCTTTAATGACATCTGATAAAAGTCGGAATCCCTTGACACCAGATTGTAAAGTGCTGTTTTTTCCTTTGCTTCGGAAACCGGACTGTCTTGACAGATGATTAGTGCCAGACCCCTTTCTTTGTCAATCCAGATAGATGAACCGTTCTGATACATTTTTTCCGCTCTCAGCACCAGTCCCAGTGATATGAACAACTCATTTGCCATATTATTGCTATTAGCGGCACAGATCACTTTGACAGGTGGAATCCCTTTCAATTCACGGTTACGGTTAATTGTTTCATAACAGTTAAAGAAAGCTTCTGCTTCATTTTTCAGTGGTCGTTCGTGCGCTTCTGCGATAAACTCATCATAGAAGATGAGGGAGATATCACTAGCGTCAAAACCGCGCATGTTTGAAATGGTTGACAGTGCGAGTGAATAACAGAACGGTTCGGGTGAAATAATCGTTCCTTCCATGTCCGTTTCATAAAAAGCACTGTTCTGTTTTGTCAAAGAAACCGCCTTAAACATCCGGTTCATATCTCCAAGCACAGGTTTGAGCGGTGAAAATTCCGGTTTGGAAATCAGATCAGCTTGTGTTTGTGTTCGTCTCATCAGAGCGAACTTGATCTTTTTCTCAATCGCAAATTTACACACTCCATACGTTTTTCCAGTTCCTCGACCACCTACAATAAAAATGAACGGTACTGGTATGTTGTAAATAGCCGGTATATTGATAAAGCCATTACGGTCATAAATGTTCTTTTCCTTCATGTTATCACCTCTATGAAAAAAGCCCCGATAACGGAACGGGGCTTTGCTTAAAATACACAAATGAGATATAGTTTATAATTTGTTAATTGTTTACTAGTTACTCAGCATAGGCGCAAGTGATAAAGTGCCGTCCTGCTTTTGACTGTCCACCGATTACCTTAATGGCGGTAATCTCTTCCCCGCTGTCTGCGAACATGTCACAGAGTACGGAAAATGCTTCGATGAAAGTCCGGCTGTTTGTTGCGTATGCAACATTCTCCTCAGACAGGATAGAAAGAAGGGTCTGTTCATTTCCATCTTTGTCTGTGTCGGAATAAAGCATCCAGTTAACCACCGGAACATTCATCCCCTCGGCATCTCTCATTCTACGAATCTCGGGATTCATTGACATAAGATATTTCTCTTTTACGGTAATCTTTTCATTTTTACTTCTGATAATTTTCATTGTTATTTCTCCTTTCTGGTTGCGTAGTTGATAAAATCATCAGCGGTCATTGTATAGACCTCAGATGTAGTGTTGAGAACCTCGAAGCTCAAATATCCCCTGTCTTCTTCCATAATCCAGTTTTCAATTCGCTCACGGGACGGCGTTCTCAGAGAATTCATTTTTCTAATTACAATCTCTTCTGTTTTCGTTTCTTCGTTATAACGACAAACACGTATGGTTGTTGTTACAACGCTTTTAGAAATGTTTCCTTTCATTTTCCTGCTCCTTTCTTTTTCATCTTTATCTTTATCTGTATTACATAATACATTATAAACCTTTTTATTATTTTTGTCAACCTAATAATTTTGTTCCTTTTAAAATATTGATTGATTTATTGTACAACAAAGCGTCTTGTAAAATTTCCTCATATTCTTTTGTAATGCCCACTGCATAAGTGGTAGGACGCAACACCACGTTTTTAGTTATTTCAATTATTTTTCCGTCTTTGTTTTTATATTTTGTTATCTCCGGCTTGTCATTGTAAACCGTTTCCAGTTTTCCGCAATCGCTGAATACAAACCCGGGCTTTAATGCATCCAGGCCGCCTTTCTTCTTTAACTCTTCCGCACCAGCTTTTTTCGGTACTCCTGCAACCGTGATCTTTAATTTCCCGTCTGCTTCATAGGCGTATTTTTTCGCTCCCCATGTGATGAATCGTTCTGCGTCCTTTTCCTGTTCATAGACTTCCATATAATGATCTTCGCCTTGAGGGTCTGTAGCCCATGCGCCGTTCTCTTTCGACAACTTTACTTTTTCATTATTATATGTCGAAAAATCTACATCCCCCAGGTACTTGATTGAATCCGTGTCGCAGTAGATAAACGTTCCGCCTTGATCAGTTACAATCCGCATTCCTCGTTCCAACTCATACCGTGCCCATGCGGTACACCAGACGCCCCATGTGTACGGGATGAACGCCCGTTTCATGAAATCTTCCAGTAGTTCTTTTTTCGTCTTTGATGTATCAATTGTAAATTCTTCATCTTGATATAAAATAGACTCTTTGACCGGGTCTTGCGCCGTCATTCCGTAAATGGAGTTGAGTTTATTTTTGCTTTTCATGTAAAAATATTCCTGACCTTCTACGTCCTTCAACTCTGTTTTCTTTTTGTAATAGAGACAGATGGTTTCAATCATGGCGGCAGGGAGTTTTCCATAACGAGCTGTGTAAACTTCAATCGGTATGATCTCATTAATGTGATACTCTTCGACTATGATTCTTAAATCAACATCCGTGATAGATGTCTCCAAATAATCTGCGCTTAAAATCCTACCGTTGTCATACACTCCATTTACTACAGTTCTGCACTTGTCTTTTGCCAGATACGGGCATCCCCATGAGTAATCATTTAAGGAGACCCCCTTGAATGATACACGCATCAGAATTGCTTTTTCTCTTCTTTTCATTAGATCAATGATCTGACCTGCATCGGGAACGGGTTTTGAAATCTTGTGAAATCGGGTGACCGGAAACGCTCTGTTGCACTGAACACCCGGATAACTTGATGAACGGTCGGCGGAATGGACACCCTCAAGAATCCATCCGGCATAGAATCGGTTCGCATGTGTGTTGCCGCCACGGAACGCCTCTCTTGCTACTTGATAGACATCGAAATCCGGCTGGATTCCCATAATCCAGCGGTTGCCCTCAAGTGCGCTTTTTACATCACGTCGAACATACCCGGTTGATGTCAGCGGGATTGTATACAACGTATCACCATCATTTTTCATTTCTGTCTTAATCGCTTCGACCAGACCTTGCACATCGTTAATACAATACGCCAGCTCTTCATCAGATAATGGCGTGTATGAATAACGTTCCACATTATAGTCCAAGTCACCAGAAAGCTTCTTGTGCTTGACATTCATTTTATCTGTAAATGTTTGCAAACTCATGTTTGTTTGAATGTAAGAGCAACGGAACTCAAAATGCTCAAACATTTCACACTTGCAAACTTTTCTTTTATCCAGTGCGAATACTTCTTCTTTCGAAAAAGGATAGATTCCCGATAAAAACTGGAACTCAAACGAAAGGTTGTGAACATATACTACAATATAGTCCATGTCTTCCAGATCAGACGCTATTGCTCTCATAAAGTAGTCAAACTCTCTCCATGTTCTGCCTATCACAGTTACTTCTTCGTCAACTTGAAACTGCCAGATGTACATTACTGACTGCTCAATTTCTTTTATACGAGTGGTTTCAATGTCAAAAGCACAAACCAGATTTTTATAGTTTTTCTTATTCCTCGAGCCTTTTTTTCTTTTCACATTTCCCACTTTTTTAAAAATCGAATAGTCGAAAGCATATACATCTGTTATCATATCATTTTTTGCCTTTCTTCTTTAATAGACTCAGAATCTCATCTGCACTCTTTGATTCAATGTTTGGTATTTTGCTAATCAAAAAACGATTCTTTAACCAGCTTTCCAAGTCTTTTACTAATGCGGTCGGATCAACCTTATACCTAGTAGCTTCCCATAATTCTACAGTAGCTTCGGAGTCATATTCTAAATCCGTTGCCTGCTCCGATAACAATTCCATGAAATCGGTGAAATTTTGAAAATTTTCCTCGGTCACGTCATAATCATATGAGCGTAACTTTGCTATTTTTTGTGTTCTTAAATCTTTCTGACCTGTCACTGTAGAGAGCGGATTATCTATGAAACGTGCCAGTTGTGATAGAGCCAAAGGAACTTGTCTCTCTGTCAACTCCGACAGTTTTTTTGTATTTGCAACATTGTATTTATATGCAGATGATTTTCCAAAACCTGCTTTAGTAAGACGGAAAAGTCGCTTGATTGCTATTGCTCGGAGTCTTGAATATTCTTTTCTTATCTCAGATGATGTATATTCATTTATGAGATACTGCGGATTATAATGCTCAATTGCACCAAAACTGAGTTTGGCCGATGGTTTGAATAATGCCATTATGCGATCTCCTTTCTATATGTTTCACGTGAAACATCAAAAACCGAATAAATAAAGTGTAGGAAATGCTAAAATTGATAGCAGTGCCAAAAGCGATATAAATATAATCTGCGTTGTTTCTTTCATTATTCATCCTCGCTATATAACTCGACATCAACACTGTTCAAACCTGTGACAGTAAACCAATCAACCTCTCTCTCGCCAAACTCTTCTAAAACACTCTGCATTTTTACATTGCAAGTAACTTTTCCGCCATCAAAAACGCGAACATCCGCACAACTCACAAGGTTTGTGCAACTAAAACATAACTCTCTAAACTTCATATTATTTATCCTTTCTTATTAACCTATTATCATGTTCCGTCAATATTATAACTCTTTTTTTATAATTTGTCAACAAC